TTTAAACGCCTTAAACTCCTTGAGGGTCATCCGTATTTGGCGATACATCTATTTGAGCCATCGCTTGACCGACGCCGATCGTTTAGCGAGGGCGGGATATTTCCGCTTAACCGCTCGGGCGACGGCCCGCTTCTCTTTGGGCGTCCCAAATTGAGAGACTCGCGCCAGTGCGTTCCGCGCATGACTCAGGTCGGACATCGGGTACCTGCCTGGGCTGCCCTTCGTCGGCTTGATCGCGAAGGTGGTCGCCTTTAAACGACTGCGCTTTTTGATCGGTGCCATGCTATTTATCCCTCGGCTTGCATGACGCTCTGGATAGACTGCTGCAATTCGATCAACTCGCGCTCCTCTTGTGGTTCCACGCCAGGACGCAAGAGCTCGCCGCGATCGTACAGGAACATCAGATTCTCGACGCTCATATAACCCTGTTGCGTGATCTGCATCAGCTTGACCGCCTCGTCGGCGCTCATCTGCTCGGCGAAGAAATCCTTGTTGAGAATGACCTCGACACCCTCGGGCGCGACGCCCATCCAAGCATTGAGCAATCCGAGAGCTTGCGTCAGGCCGCGGTCGATCGCCTCGGTGATACTCGCGAGGGTCGCTTGATCGCCTGCCATGCGAAGGCGTATCGCCGCCGCCGCCTCTGCCGCGTGTTTGGGTTTCTCCAACAGGCGACCGCCCAGTGCCGCCATCTTCGCCTCGTCCTCTTCCAGGGCATCCCGCATCGCGCCGAGTCCCTCGCCTTTAAACTCCAGAAAGCTCGCCTTCGCGTCGGCAGACTCAGACCACCATGCCGTGCCGGGACCGATCCGGTATCCCTCGTTGCTCTTCGGGAATCCAGCCGCAACCGGGGTCGGCAAGCCCGTATAATGCAGACCGTGATTATAATCGCAGGAGAGCCGCCAGTGATGGAGGTTGACATCGACCAGATCGAGCAGCGGCGGGCGGTCGGTTTGCATCCCGACGGTATTGGCATTGATGCAGACAAAGGGGATATACTCCAGCGACGACCCCGCCACGGTCGGGACGATCTCCTCGACGAGGATATACCGCTCCTTCGACCCGCCGGTCCCCTCCTTCGCTTTGACGTATACGCGCACCGTATAAACACCCTCCTCCAACGAGAGGACGCGGATGCGGTATTGATCTTCCCACGTATACGGATCGTTCGCATCGGCGATATGGGTCGACTCAGCGAGGACGATCATTGTAATAACCGAGCGACCCCCGAGTCGCTCGACGCGCCAGTTGATAATGTTCTCGGCTAAGTACGGGACGAGATACGGTCGCCCCTCCTCGTCGGAGTAATCGCAGAGGAGTCCATAGCGACCCACGGCGAGGATCTCGCGCATCGTCGCCTTGGCGAGCGACTCAAAGGGGAAATCTGTCAGGGTTATATCCGAGAGGAGCGGCTCGGCAGCACCCGCCTCGACGACCGGCGGCCGGCGAAAGCTCGCGCCGACCATGCCCTGGACCGTCCTGGCGGTTGCGTTAAAATACAAGCCCCGCCGCAGATAATTGACATACTCGGTCGGGGTCTGCGTATCGAGCGGGGCAACATACGCCGCGCCTCGGTCGATGACGGCCTCTTGACCCTCGTATGCGTCCCGGCATTTCTGCCACGCCGGGACGAGGGCGTCGTATTCAGGGGAGGTGCTTTCTATCGGCAATTTATAATCCTCTGATTCGGGTCATGCCGCCATCGTTCGCGCCGAGCATGAGGTCGGTCAACGCCCAAACCATCGCATCGAGCCGGTCGGGCGACTCGCGGGTGTCGGGCGTATAGGTGCAAAGCTGATCCTCCAGCGCGGCAAACATCCCGCAGTGATGGACGCGCCCCTGCTCGTATAGGGCAGCGATCGGCTCGGCGCGGGTCATCTTACCCCTGGCGGCCCGAACGCCCTTATAGGAGGCATTACGGTCCACCGTGCGGATCGTATGCTCGACCATGTCGCCGCCCTGGTTGATCTCGGCGACGAGGCGGTCGGCGTCGTGCCGATAGTATGCTTTCAACGCTTCGTTGGCCCATTCTTGCGGCGAATAATGCCCCGATATATCCTCGATCACAAAAGCCTCATCGCCGAGCTTGCCGCAGACGACGATGCCCGTCTCGTCGGCATCCTCGCCTGAAGTGACCGCGGGGTCGATACCGACGACGACTCGCTCGCATTGAGGAGGATCGATGCGGCGAGCGTCGTCGATGTGGGTGCGCTGCCACAACGCCCCCGGCACATCGTCGAGGATCTCCGCGTGGAGTTCCTGGCGACCGAGTCGCGTTCCCTCGTATCGGTCGATGATGCGCTTTGCAAAGCTCTCAGCCAGATTCGGCAGGTTGGCGTATGTGCTGCCGCGGGTCGTCCGAACGAGCCGGTCGTCCATGAGCTCGCGGATGATCTTGATCGGTCGCGGCGTCGTCGTCACGACGGCCTGGGGCGACTCGCCAAGCCGCAAGCCGAGGTCGAGGTTGCTCCACGTATCCTCGGCATAGCGGTATTTCGCCAACTCATCGAGCCACGCCGCGTCATGCTGCGGGCCGCGCAACTGATCGGGTTCATCGCCCGAGTAACACGTCGCGATCGCGCCATTGCGCCACGTCAGCCGCCGCTTGCTCGGCTCGTATAGCGGCCGATCCTTCCCGGCACAGATCATAATACCCGACTCGCCCTCGACCATGACATCGCGTACATCCGCTTTCGTCTCGCCGACGAGGGCGATGCGACGACGCCCGCGGCGTATCTGCTCCAGCACCCACTCGGCACCGCATCGCGTCTTGCCGTATCCGCGGCCCGCGAGGATGAGCCAGATGCGCCACCCGCCAGGAGGAGCCAGTTGGTCGGGTCGCGCCCAGAAACGCCAATCATTATATACCTCATCCGCTTCGACCGGCGTCAGAACCTTGAGCACCGTCGCCCGATCCGCTGCGGGAAGCGAGGCGATCGATTGCGCCAGTGAGTTTGTCGAGGGCATTGCCGCCGTCATATATCGTCGTTTCGTTCTTCGTTTCGACGCGATCGACTTGGTCTAAGCGATTCTTGCCGAGCCAGACGAGCATCCCGGTCTTGCCCTTCATCGCCGAGTCCATTTGCGCCCGCCGCAGGGATACATCGCCCTCGGCGACCCCTTGCTCGTATGCGTCGCGATATTTCTTCTCGCGCATCCTCACCGCGAGCGTCGTGCGGGCAATGCCAAGCACACCCGCGATTTCATCCCAGGTACAGCCGAGCCGAGCCAACCCTCGGACCTGCTCTGCATCAATCTCGATCTTTTTACGCGGCATAAAGCACCGCCTGTGTTAAATCATTATAATGAGTGCCTTTACGCCGCCTTGCTCTGCTCAAGCACCGCCGTCCCTCCCGTATAATCTTCCCACCGCTTGACGATCACATCGACATACTTCGGGTCGATCTCCAGGCCGAAGCATCGGCGATTCTGCTTTTCGGCGGCAATCAAAGTCGTGCCAGATCCGAGGAACGGGTCGTATACGTCGCCTTCATGGTGCATTATTGGCTTTTCCATACACTCAAGTGGTTTCTGTGTTCCATGCCCATGTCCAGAATCGTCGCGAGCGTTTATGTCCCACGTTGTGCTTTGACTGCGGTCGCCCTTCCACAACGACTTATTGCCTTTTCTTACGGCATACCAACATGGCTCGTGTTGCCAGTGGTAATGACCACGACTCAAGGCAAACCGATCCTTTACCCATATTATTTGGTTGCGAATATCAAAATCACATTGCTCTAAACTGCTTTGAACCACACTGGCATATCGACCCGCATGCCAAACATATGCCACCACGGAGGGGCTGATTGACCACGCCTCTGACCAATCGGCTCGGTCGTCGTTTTGAACCTCGCCCATCTTTCCATCGTTTTTGTTGACCCCTGCCTCTTTACGCCACTCTGGATCATACTCCACACCATAAGGCGGGTCGGTCACCATCAAGGTCGCCACCTCGCCATCCATCAACTTCTCGACATCGTCCACGCTCGTCGCATCGCCACACAGCACCCGATGGTCACCAAGCACCCAGAGGTCGCCCCGTTGCGTCGTCGCTTCCTCTGGCACCTCTGGCACCGCCTCGGGATCTCCTGGCGGCACATCAGGGTCGCGGATAAACTCATCGAGCCAGGAGTCCAGATCGAGGTCGGGCAGATCGGGAACGGTCCACTCCTCCAGATCGATTCCGGTGCCGTCGAGGAACTCATATAGTCCTTGACCTTCGATACGCCCATATCGACCGATGATGACGAGGAGTTTCTCCTTGGCATCCCGCTCATTGTCGGCGAGGATCTCGACGATGGGGATGCCGCCGTCGATCTGCCATCCCTCTTTGCGTATTACCCGCACCCTCTGATGCCCGTCGAGGAGTTTCCACTTATCCGATCCATTGCGCCAAGCGAAGCACGGGACGATGAAACCTTTTTCGGCGATGGACTGCTTGAGCTTGTTGTATTCCTTCACCCCGAGCGATTTAAGCCCGCCCTGGAACTCCTCGATCTGATCGAGCGGCACTCGGTCGAGCTTGCCTTGCGGATCACATTTGACTGGGATCAAGTTCGGTTATCCCATCGCGCCGACGAGCCGCGAAGATCGAGGTGGACGAAGGTGTCGTATAGCCCGATGCCATCAAACCCGATGCGGTCAGCTTCAGCGGCCAGGAGTTCGATCGCCTCGCGTTGCCGGTCGGGCGGCGGCGTATGGGCGACTCTGACGCCGCGCAGATGGGGCGCGAGGTCGGTGGCGAAGATCATGTGCTGCGATGCCTCCGCGCCTCCGATCGCCTCGTTGTGCTTGGCCGAGCGGAATCCAGAGTTGACATTGATCGGAGCTTGCCACCAATAGCGCAGGGATTGGACCTTGACCATGTGATCGAAAAACCGCTCGGTCGGCTCAAAGCCCGCGAGGACTTCGGCCCAGGTGAAATTGGGTATATCGTCGCGTATGATCATCGTCGCATAAAGAGCAGGGCGACCCGTCAAGATCACCCCGTTCGGTCAGAGGGGAAGGGTCGCATCCGGTACAAATATTCCTTCCGAAACCCTCGCAAGCAAGCGGCAACCCCAACAATCGTCTATTGTTTGCACTGAGAGGCAAACAATAGCGCACTTATCGCTTGTTCTCAGTCGATGCAATCTCTAAATTTGGGATACTATGCCAACAAGACTTAAACACTGGTTGACCGAAAATGCGTTGACGGGTCATCAACTCGCGCAACGAGCGGATGTATCGCCGCGGGCCGTTTACAATCTCATCGACGGGCGGGGCGACCGCTTTAGTCGATCCATCTTGAGCAAGATCGCGGGCGCAACGAACTTGACCCGGGAGCAACTACTGGAGGAGCCGGTGGTCATCGCCGATCGCCGCTCGGGCGACCCGCGTATCGACGCGATGGTGCGAGGGATTGGTCAACATCTATTCACGGCCGGTTGCGCGAAAGAACTGCGTCGATATATCGCGCCGAGTTTTGTTTGCTATTCGCCGATCTTTGAGGACAGGCAAGCCGACGGGAGTCGGGAGGGACGCGGCCCAACCCTCTCCTGGGATCAGATGTGCGCGGCGAATGTGCGCGGGCAAAAAGCGGGAGGTCGGCGCGATGGGATCTCGATGCCTCTGTCGATCGATTGGATTACCAGCGACGGCGACAACGACCGCGCCCGTCAATTATCGGTGGTCATGCGATCGATCAACAAGAGCGCGGGAGATGATCTCACATACACCGACCACTTGATCATCCTCGGCTTAGAGCAATCGTTGGCCGAGATGACGGTCGTCGAAACGCCCAAGATTAAGAGTTGGTGGTGGATGACACTGCCGAGGAGCCTGGACACGATCAACCATACGCCGCACGGGCGTCAAGAACATTTGAGCAGTATAAGTGCTTGATCTATAAATAGTTTGCGGAAATAACTGGAAATGAACGATTTACTGCGTTTTCCTATTGATATATATCGTTTGATTTATTATCTTTAAAAAAGCGCGAGATCCGCGCATAAAAAAAGCCGACAGGGTGTTGACGCACCCTGCCGACCACAACTAAAGAGTCCCTCTGACAGGAGATCTCAGATGGAAGGAATATTCGCATACCCCAATCACATAGGAGACGTCTCTTTATGCGTTTAAATATACGAGATAAGCCTCTGTCGAACAAGCGTTTTGTCACGCTTCGCGACCACCTCGTCGCCGCCGATGCCGACGAGGTCACGTACCAAAAACTCCAAAACATGATGCGCGATCATCGTGCAGCCGCCCGCCAGGGCGTCGATCACTCATATCCGAGAGGTAACTGATATGCGTGTCGATACGATCCTGACCTCGCGCGACGGGATCTGCTTTGAGCAGACGACGACGACGGTCGAGGTATACCCCGGCGATTACGAGCGCATTATGGCCGAGTCAGATCGCGCCTATCGTTGCCGCCGCGCCTTGCGCGATCTGCCGGTGATGCAAATCGAAACGGCGGGAGAATAATCCCATGCAACTAACTCATCGCCCCAAACCCTCGCGGCCGCGGCCCGTCTATCGCTGCACCCGCGGCCGCTGGTGCGCCTGGGATTATGCCCTCGCCATCCTCATCGCCATCCTCATCATCCACGTCGGCCCGCAACTGGTCGAGTTGATCGGAGTGCCTCATGTCAAATAACAATCAATCGGAAACCATCGGCGCACTCGCCGCCGCATTGGCGCGAGCTCAAGGGTCGCTCAATGCCGCCCTCAAAGATTCGCAAAATCCACACCTCAAAAATAAGTACGCCGACCTCGCGAGTATCTGGACGGCCGCCCGCGAGCCGCTCGCCGCGAATGAACTTGCGGTAATCCAGACGACTGACGACAACGACGGCCAGTATCTCGTCACGACCCTCGCGCACTCATCGGGCGAGTGGATTCGCGGTCGGCTCAAGATCGGCACCGAAGGCACCAACAAAGGGGTCAATCCCAATCAAGCCCTCGGGTCGTCGATCTCGTATATGCGGCGGTATGCTCTCGCGGCGATCGTCGGCGTAATACAGGACGACGACGATGGCAATGCGTCCTCGGGCAATAACGGGATGAGCAACGTCGCCGCCGAAACGACGATCGCACGGCAAAACCTTCAAATTGAGTTGAGGCATGAATTGATCAACCGCATCCAAAAGGGCGAGCAACTGCTCGTCGATAATTTTGGGATGCACGACGCCGAGCGGGAGAATAGTCGCAAGAAGCATCTCAAGACCACGAATCTGGCCGACGCGGAAGACGATGCCCTCGGCGAGTTTCTGGAGCATCTCCAAGGCAAATATGCGGCCTGGGAGGGCGAGACGTTTCCCATCGATGCAAACGTTTAATTAATGGTCTGGTTCATTCGGACGAGGACCGATGTGCTTTTGGCGTGTGATGCGCCAGGATGCGCCTCGGTCCTCGCCCAGGACGCAAGTGGGATCTATGCCGTCACCGCTGCAGCACGGGCCGCAGATTGGAACGTCGGCGGGCTGGCATACTGTCCTCAACATCGCGAGATGATGCCGACCTCGGTCATCATCTCGCAGACAAAACAGGATCGACGGCGGGCCGAGATCCTCAAAAGCCACCCGCCGAGCCGGGAGTATACGGGATGACCACAATAGCAAATGATCGATGGGGTCGGATGGACTTTGCCATATCGCAGAGGCGCGATATATCGGCGACGGCGAAGGTCGTATATGCCGTCTTAAAATGCTATGAGAACGACGAGACGGGGCGATGTAATCCAACCCAAACCATGATCGCCGCCGATGCGGGCGCGGGCATCGCCTCGGTCAAGCGGGCGATCAAGCAACTGGTCGAAGTTGGGATAATCGAGGTCGATCGAACCCCAGGATCGTCCCGATATACATATCGAATAATGGACGGAACGGTCCAAAATGATACCTCGCAAACCGTCCAAAATGATACCTCAAACAGTCCAAAATGGTACCAGGGTGGTATCAAAATGATACCTCAAACAGTCCAAAATGATACCTCGCTCCATAATAAGGATGATAAGAACAGAAAAGAACAAGAAAAGAACAGAAAAGAGGCGCGAGGGCGCGAGGTCATAAAAGAGCCGGGATATATCCAACCCACATCGGAGCAACAAGCCACCGCGGTCGCGATGCTCGACCGATGGGATGCGCTATACCCGCATACGACGACCCTGGCCGATCGGGTCGGCGACGAGGGCGCACTGCTGACCCTGCAAACGGTCCACGGTCTGAGCCGCCCCGATCTGGAGCAACTGATCGAGGGCGTCGATGACAAGATCGAGTTTTGGTCGCGCCCGAAAAATCTGACGATGCACATCGGGCGGGATGATGACCAACCGCTCGTATATCGCAAAATATTATCTGAGATCCAACGCAAGGCATCGACCAACGGGGTGGATGCCGAATTTGATTATGTCGGCGCAAAAGCCGCGAAAGAAAGGGCATGGAAAAATGGCGATTACTAATGCGGGAGGTCGGTGGCTCGGCGAGACGCTCTTGACCCATTACGGCGCGAGGTACAAAGCCGAGCAAGGTCGCGCCATCTTCGACGGGTTGAGCAATCAGATCAACGACGAGCAATTACGCGAGGCGGTCGACCGGCACCTCCACAACAAGCTCGACGATCGCGGCGCCTTGGACGGCACCCCGGTCGGATCGTGGCCGCCGACCGTGGCGCATATCGAGCAGCAATTGACGCGGATGTATGCCGATACCCAACGCGAGCGGCAACGAGAAAAGGAGCAGAAACGCAAAGAGGAATCAGACCAGACCTATGTCCAGGCCCTGCGATCGAATCTCTGGCAAGAGGAGATCCGCATCGGCGCGGCGATCAAGGCGACGTTGATCCAGCGGTATAACCTCCATCCAGGCCGACCCGCCGATATAAAGATCATCATGGAGACGCTCAAGGCGATGATCGGCAAAACGGGATTGATCGACGATATGGACCGCGCCGTCGCAAAGGCCGGTCAACTCATCGATGCCCGCGACACGCAACCGCAGACGGTCGCGGCATGACCCGCGCCCTGCTCGATGGACTGATGGCGAGTGCCGAGGAGGTGCGGGCGATCTTCGACGCTCGGCCCGATTGGGACGACGCCTGGGAGGAGGTCGAGGAGATCGTCCCTTGCTCCGAGACGACCGCGGTCGTGACGTATCGCAAGGCGAGCGGGCTTCGCACCGTTTTTCTTTTTATCTGGATCGCTAAAAAGGGGGGTCGATGGACGCACTTTTTGCCGACGTACGAGCATCTCTATGGCCTCAAAAACGAGCGGCTATATAGCACTATGGATCGGGTCGAGGAGAGCAATGCCCGCATCCACCAGCAAGACCGCGAGGACGCCCCCGAGCGTCTGACGGTCGTCACCCAATGAGGGAAAAGATCATGGCAAATCGATATTATTCAATCCGCGAGGTTGCGGCACTGCTGGAGATAGACCCGCAAATAATACGGCGCAAATGCCGCGAGGGTAAACTGCCGGGGTTTAGACCGCCAGGGATACGCGATTGGCGCATCCCGATCGCCGACTTGGAAGAAATCCTTTGGGAGAAGGAAGAGGCGGCGAGGGCGCGATACAGGGAGCATCTGGCGCAGAGTAAAAATGTGGGCTAGTGCCTTAGCGATCGGCGTTGCCCTCGGCGCGGCCTGGGCGATACGCTATTTGATCAATCGGTATCGTGTCCGATGATCGGGATGCAGTTAAAACATACCCGCGGGGTCGGTGGGGAGTGACGGGCGAGGAGCAGATGACGCTCTATCGCTGGGCACTTTGTCCGACCCCGCGGCAGACGGCAGAGGGCGAGCGGGGAGTCGCCATGACCCCTCTGTCGTCGTCTTATATGAGGAGAGGCGATGACCTTTAGAGAACTGGATAAACGTATCCGTTCTGCGGTCCACGATGAGATCGAACGGAAACTTATCCTTCAAGGTCTGCATGAGATCGAGGAGGCGATGAACCAATGTGCGCTATTCTGGCTTTCTGTTTCGGGATATACGATGGACGGCAAAAACGACGAGGTACATCATAAAACGGAGCGATCCACTCGATTCCAGATCAACATATGATGCGAGTATATTTTGGATTGGATGGCAAAACAGGCTTTGCCCGATTTGAGGCGATGAAAAATCAATACGTCCTTGACACCTTTTTTGCTCCAATCCCGTATAAATGGCATCCGCACTTTCGGAGCATCTTCCTCGACTCGGGTGCCTTCTCGGCATGGCAACAGGGCAAGAAGATCGATCGCGAGGCATACGCCGACTATGCTCTCTCGGGCGATTTCGATGCCGTCGCGGGCGATCTTTCAATTGCTGATGCCGACCCCGATCAAACCCTGGCCGATACCGAATATTTGCGCCGCTTGGGAGTCCCCGCGATCCCTGCATATCATCAAAGCGAGCCGTGGGAGTTCCTCGATCATCTCGTCGCCAATTATGAATATATTGGCCTGGGATGCACTGAAGAAGTCTCAACAAGCGGCTCGGTGACGGATTGGTTGTATAAATGCTTTTGGCGCATCTGTGACGACGAGGGCCGACCGCGAGTGCGGGTACATGGGTTCCGCTTCACCTCGCGCATGGCAACCTTCCCCTTCTGGTCTGTGGATTCGACCAGTTGGGCACAATCGAATGGGCCGGTTTCGATGACCTCGATCGGGAAAAATCTGCCCTGGTTATTGCCTTTAGAAATTGGCGAGCTGGTCGTCAAGTATTATACCCGACTACCTCGTTGTACAAGATTGACCGAACCCAAACAACAACAATTGATCTTTTGAAAGGAGAATGCAGTGGAACATCTAAGACCGATGTGGTGTACGCCAACGGAGGCGGCTTATCACCTGCGGTGCTGCACCCAAACGATCTATAATCGCATCAAGAGCGGCACCATCCCATACCGCATCGATGGGGCGCGGTATCTCATCCCTCGGAGTGTACTGGAGGAGGACACGCCGATATGCAAAAACGACGCAAGCGCGACAATTATGCCGAGCGAAAAAACAAGGACGGTTCCGTTTCCCGGTTCTCGATCCCGACGATAAACGGCAAACCCAAATGGGTCAAGATCCCCGCTCGCTCTGAGTATATCGGCAAGCGGGGCGCGAAGCGGCATCTGGAGGAATGTCGGCAGAAATACGGCGGTGATTGGACGACAGACACGTTTGAGCAAGCCGCCGCGGCCCATCTGCGATTTATCGAGGGCGGCACATACGGCACGTATAGAGTGCGCGAGCAAGCGATACGGCTGCACCTCAACCCTCACCTCGCGA